ATATGTGTACCAACTTTCTTTTGAAGATTTGGCTTGTGACCATCAAATCCACCCTGGAATGGAAGCATGAACTTACGTGTATCAATTGCTGTATTTACAGTTAGGTCAATTGATGAGCTATATCCCGTCGCGGATGATGGGAAGTTTGCACCAGCTGCCTGATTGTAATCGCCAAGATAGAAGTCTACGTTTGAACCGGTTGTCAAGTATGAATCAACTGGCAGTGGACGGAGATAATTGAAGTTATCAGTTGTAGCAAAATCGTAATTGAATCCAAAATACACACGACGGTTATAAGCACCACCAGCTGTTTGTGATGCTACATAAGTTGCTGCACTTGGTTGTGTGAATCCAACACCACCAGAACTCAATGGAATTGGTGACTTAGGAGCACGGAATCCAAATGGTACGAGGTTAGGGGAAACACCACCGTTATTTACGGCTTCTGTTACTTCAACACGAATATATTTTGACTTATTAGAATAATCACCGTTTACAACAACCTTACCTTCGTCTGTAATTGTGATGTATCTATCGCCAATTACACGAGAAATGTATCTAGATGAATTAGGATCAAGATTACACTTGAATTGTTCTACTACATTTGGACGAAGATCTTCATCTTCTGTTGTGAATGGTGTTTGTGGAAGCTTCGATTGATCTACAAAACGAATCACCACATCAAAATCACCATATTCAGAACCAGCGATTGTGCCAGCTGGACGGACGTTTGCAATACCAACCTTTACTTCATAGTTTGCATGAATACCGTGAGAAAGTGTATGGAACTTGATCAAATCAGTTGCAGTTCCACCGACCTTTTGAGAAGTAACCCAAGGCGTTGATGCTTCAAGGTAATCGTTTGTGAAATCCCACGGTGATGCAGCTGAACCACTTTCAATTATGATTGTTGTTGCTGGATCAGCAGCAAGTGAAGCAGAAGCTGCCCATTTGAAGTTCACATAGTTGTAAACCACCTTTGTTCCATATGGATTGTATCCATAAAGATCACCAATGAAAGCACTCGATTCTGGATCAATAGAAGCACTGAATGGTGTGCCATTTTCATCTACAGCGTTTGTAAAAGCAGAAGTATCAGTTGTAAATGAACCAGAAACTCTAATAACAAATGAACCACTTGTATTTGAAGCAAGAGTTGATTTGTCAAATAAAGAAACTGTATCTGCACTTGTTACGACGAATGTTGGGTGAAGGAAGGAAATCAATCTCTTTCCATATGAACCAGTTGCAACAACTGCAACCGGATGTTTCAAGGAATATCCACCTGAACCCAAAACACGAACGATTGTTGCACTACCTGCATTATTCAGGTAGCTCTTCGCGGTATAAGGAAGATATGATTGCTCATATGTTCCACCAAAATGTGTTACGAAGTCACTATATCCTTGAACTACCGTAGGAACAAATGCCGGACCTTTCATTGTTGGTCCGATAAGTGCTGCACCAATCTGTGCAATTCCCTGTGGTAAGAACGAAAGATCCTTTTCTACCGTAAACACGCCAGGACTTACAATTCTTTCATTAGCCACTATTTATCTCCAAAAAATTGTGTAATTATCTCTACTATAAATATGAGTAAAAAAACTCAAACTTATTGAGCAGATGGTATAAATTTACCAGAATCTAAGTCAAGAACACCGTCACCGTACTTTTCATTCAAGGAAGCAACCAACTCTTTTTCTTGTTTTTGAAGTTCATCATAGGTTGAAAAAAGGTTTACTCGCATTTCTTCAATTTGAGATAATCTTCTTTTCAATAAGTGTAGTTCCACTTCTACTTGACCAATCTGTGCCGTGTTAGTTGCGTATCTTGATTGTAAATCTTTCACAGCTTGAATATCTTCGGCTTGAAATTCTTTTGATATATTGTCTGACATAAAAACCTCTTCTATTATTGTAAAACGTAACTATAGTAATAAATATCAATCATTTTCCGTAGGATACACATCTGGACTATTTCTCAATGATATTTCTGTGAGATCATTTAGCCTTCGTTGTAAGTCCAAGTATTTCTCGTATTCATCCGAGTTCATTCCACTATCAAATCTTGAATCATTTTGTCTTATTGCGGTTGATAAATTAGGATAAGATTCGGTACCGAATGTAACTCTATTTGGTCCAATAAATCTTTTTGTTGTAATATCAGTTCCGGCATTTTTTGGAAGTAAATAACCATGAACAGTTATTTGGAATGAACATCTCACCACCCTGTCTTGACCAGTTGTATTATTGTCCTCCATCGTGAAAGAGTCCACATTTGTAGAAAACTTCAGAGAATTTCTTTCACCAAAAGATTGACCAGTGAAATATACAAATTGTTCTACAATATAATTCAATTGATTTTGGTATTCACACCAAGCAATAAAATCATACGAAACATCGACGTAATCGGGTATTGGTGTTATAATATATTCCTGAACACTTCTATCGTTTACACCATATAGTGTAGAAAATTTGTCATATGGTGAGTTCTTATTATATTTTTGTTTTAGAACGTAACCAAGTTGATTTGTTGTAGCAACTTTATTCCGTCTCAACTCACTTTTCATATTCACACTTGAACGTCTAAATGTGATGAGTGGAACCAATGTTTTTCCTTTTTTATCTTTTAGATAACCGTTTCTTTGTATTGATGCCCATTTTTCAGAATTTGCATAAAGGGTTGGAACTACAATTGATTCACCGTTATCATCCACTCTGAGTAGCATTGAATTATCTATAAACGATTTTACTGCAAAATCTATATCATATAGAGTAATCCCTATTGATTTCGTTCTATCCTTGTCTCTACGAGTTTGAGTATGTCTTGATTTACCCAAATCAATCCGTGGACGTTCTTCAATATTTTTGTCATCTATAAAAGAATCTATGGTTCTTCGTACAGGTGGTTTACGATATGGCGATGAATTTTTTGGCATTATATGTTATCCGGTAAATTATTGTTTTCAGAAACTCTTGGAGCGGAACGAACTTCTTCAATATTGATACGAGAACGTCTTGTCAAGTGTGTATTGGCTATGATAGAAACATTGTGACCCCATCTTTCCGTTGCAAAAGAATAATCAGGATTCTTACCACCGAAGTATTGATTTTCTTGAATGGCATCTATTTCCCAGTATTCCCCATTATATTCTATTACGTCACCGACTTCAATATACGTTTCAACGTCTTTTAGAATTTCTCGAATAAATCCAAAATCACAAACCTGAGTATAGTCTTGTCCAAACTCTGTGCCTTCGAATGTCTGTGGTTGACGATTGATAAGCGACGGTATCTTTATTGGCTGATGATACACTTTTTTATCAGATTCATCATAGATATTTGTTTTTGTATTTTCTAATGAAAGTTTGTACAAAGCAACTTCGGTATCTATAATATCCACAATCAATTCGGTATTGAACTTGTGAACTAAAGAAGCATCTCGTTGTCCATGAAATAGTGGCATGGAGTTATCCTATATAAATTTTCAAAGGCGTTGCATTTAGTGAAACACCAAGTGCCTCTACCTCAAGTCGTTTTGCTTCAAGTAACTTGGAACGAGTCATTGTATCTAACATTGTTCTAAGTTGTTCAACTAAAGCTTGTTTTTCCGTTGCAGCTGCACTCAACAAGTCAGATGCATTCAGTGTTGTTTCACCGTTTGGAATTGGAATACTTCCATACTTACCACGAACATATCCTAACATTTCTTTTGCCAATGCAAGTCCGTAATTGTAGATCCAACTATGTCCAACCGAATTTATGTTTGAATATACCATGAAATCATATGGAGCGTTAGACATATCGGAAACAAGTCCTGTTACACCAGAACCAGATATTGGTTGATATTTCAATGGATTAGCACGTTCTTCCTTTACTATATACTCAATCCACAATTTGAAATCTCTGACGGGTCGTGGGAATATTCTAAGTTGATTGTTTACTAGCTCAAAGGAGTATGAGGACTTTCTCATCAAATCATTGAACTCAATTGCTTGAATACGAAGTAAGTCAGCATACATAGGCATCAACATAAAGGAAACACCTGTTGAGTAAGCACCGAAGCCGAA